GCTTTTCCGCCTCTCTGAATACCGTAGTACCCATATCTACCTCACGGGATAATCTAACTACTTCGCGGCTATCGTAAAGGTCGAAATCATTATCGGGGTTAAATATCAATCCTGTTACACGGTAGTACGTCCAGAAGTTACCCGCCTTTATTGCGTACTCGCGACCGATGTTGAAGCTGTGGATATGGTCGTTTGTCATATTGCCTTAAATAGTTTTAGCTGTTTTATAATACCTTTTTTATCAGGGTAAATTTTATTTTCGGGCTTTATATTTAAACCGCACATTTCATGGCACGTTGAGCATTTCCCAAAATATGTACTTTTATTAAACTTGCTCACCAATGCTTTTTTACCTAAAAATAAAGTTTCTTTTACTTTTATAATTCCATTTTTTACTAAATCATTTCTTTTATTAACCCTTAATACAGTGTCTAAAGTATCTTCATGTTTAAAAAGTTCATGTTGAATTTTATCTAATTTATTACCGCGCTCATTTATTAAATTAAACTCACAGGAAACAATACGCAAAATAGATTTACAATATGGTTTAAGCCTCTTGTATTGCTCAATACACATTTCTCGTAAATGTGGCTTATCTAAAGCAGAAACGCTTGTATTTATGCAAATGTTTATAGTGGCTAAATACTTTAATTGCTCATCGGTTAAAATAGTCCAATGCTTTGTAATTATTACTATTTGCTTATTACATTTATCAATACCTTTTAAAATCTTAATTGTATGCTCCCAATTTTCAGAAGGGTCGCCACTTGTACCCATTCTTACAAAGTCTAATTTTACTTTGTTTATTTTGCTTACTATTAATTTCCTGTGCTTTTCACTTTCAAAACTCCTTAAAACTGTTTTACTAAAATCATACCCGTATAGCCTTGAAGATTTAGCAGCATAACAATCATTATAGCAGCCACCTAATTCATTTGCCATTCCACTTGAGCAACCAATCGAGGGGTCTAATGAATAGATGCCCCTCGAATTTTTAGTCAATGATATTGTAGTTGAATATTCGCGCATTACAGCCTGCCGATATTAACGTGCCTGTCTTTTATTTTTGTCATGTCACCTTTGTAGAATATTAAAATCTTTTGTTCGCGCTTTGGAAATTTACGATAATGCAAAGTTCTTTTAGCGTGTGCAAGCCTTGTAAACTCACATTCTAAATAAACAATCTTATTGTAAATGTGCAAGCCTTGTTCTTTAAAAAATATTTCATGCTCAGCTTCGCAGCCATAATAAGCACCGTTTTTATCACGGCTATCGCCTGTCATTACAACAAAGAAGCAATTATCGTTTAATACTTCTATTGCGTTTTTATATCCTGTAAAAAGAGTATCTCTAAATTCTTCATAAGTTGGGATTGAATTTAATTCGCCCTTTGGTGGATTGCCATCATAATCTAAATAGTCCTCAACTTGGTAATAAGGTGGGCAAGTAAAAACTAAATCATATTTCTGTTTTGGCGTAAACTTTGCACTGTCAGACTTTAGCCATTTAGTATTATATTGGTCTTGGCAAATTGCGTTATTAGCGTCACATTGATTTTGTCTTATTTCGCTCGATAAATATTCATAACCGCAATCACCGGTAACAAAACCAAATTGAACGCCACCACCAAAAGGATTGTAAACCCTGCAACCGTCTTTCGGCATAAAGAAGCGTAGAATTACTTCGCAGGCAACAGGGTCTAATACTGACACGTTTCCATTAAAAGATTTACCTTTTACGTTTATTATTTTATCGTCCTCAATTATCTGGGTTCCTAAAACAACATTTGACATTCCATTATCACCCATCCATGCGCCCTCCCTTGATGCAAATTTAGGGTTAGTAATACCATGTTTTATTCCTGCCGCCTCAATTTTTTCATTCCACTCTTTTTTCATTTTCAGCCAATCACCTTTTGTTGAGTTCCATACGTTAGTCATTGTAGCGTGTGCAAGTCTTTTCATTCTTACTTGGCTAAGTTCACCGTAAACCATATAAGAGTATCCGCTAAGATTTAAATATTCTTTAAAACCAATAGCTTTAAATACAGTAGGACATTCTAAATCGTGTTTTTGGCTAACTGTCATAACCATTGGATAGCCGTATGTGTTTTGCTTTATAATTTCGCCTACCATTTGACTATAAATAGACTTATCTTTTTTATTTAAGTCCATTGCCGACTGAAGTAAACAAAACTCCTGCGCCTCATGATTAATCTGAAATGTAAAAAAGCCTGCAAACTCATCATTAATTTTTAAAATTATTGCCGAATGAATTTGCATATTTTTTCTTGCGGCTCGATAAGCAACTTTATCTTCTATTGCTAATTTACCTACTTCGTTTTCATACCCAGAGCCAATGACGGACGGAATTGAAATAAATTCTACTGTGTCATTAAATAGTTTTTCTTGTTTCATGGTGTTTTTTTTTAGTTTTTATTTATTGGTTTCGGGTGCAAATATAATACTTATTTTGATTTCGCAAATTATTTCATAAATTTAATAGCCCTGTGTATTTCCTTTCCCATTCCTCAATTCCTTTTTTCAGAATATCAATCACAAGTTCCGCGTGTGTGTTTTTAACTTTCAAATTAAGGTGCGCCTGCCGTTCCTTTTCCAACTCTGAATAAATTTTACTGATAAACACCTGCGCTTCTTTTAACGCTATCAACTGTTCTTTTTTCTGCTCAATCAATTCATTGCTACCGTTCTTTTCTGCGAATAGTTCTAACTGCTTTTCCATGCCGGAAGCAATCACTTCTATATTCTGAATGTGATAGAGGCGGTTCATCGGGTTTATATCAAAACGGTTCATTTGTTACTGCGTTTTTTTCTTCGTGAAAATTTAAGTTTGCCGGCAGCTTTACATCTTCTGCAACTGGTGTTACTACTTTGCCACCGTGATAAATAATGTTTCCTAAAATATCTTTCCAATAGTAGCGGTTCTTTTTCCAATCCCAGAAGATTACAGCCTTGCCTAATTTCCCAACTCCTTTAGGTTTGAACTTTTGCACGATAATATGTGTTTCGTTTTCAGCGTGTAAATCCCCGTCAGTTCCTTTCATAAAAGTATAAGGGCGGTAAACTAATATCATTACAAAAGCCCTGCGCCACCAAGTACGACCCCTCGCCCATTGAGTAGGTAAAGCAGGTGGCAAGTAATCGCGTCCGCTATCTCTATCTGTTTTCGGGTGAATGTCTGCTACGTGGTTAATCAGCATATCTATACGGTTATTCTTTTTAGAACTTATGCGGACACGTTTAAGAGCGTATTCTAAGTATTTGTCATCACGACCTGCAAACTTTTCTACCTCGTCTTTAATGTCGTTAAACGGGTCAAATAAAGTAGTTGAAAATTTAATAGATAATTCCTTTTCGCACTTTTCGGCAAGGTCGTAAAACTCATCAATCGTAAAATCTTTATCATGATCCACAATAATAAAATGCTCGCTAATAAAATATTCAGCAGCTACCTTTTGACTTTCGGAAACATACTTGTAATTATTTTCAAGATACTTATGAAGTAACTCGTTAAAGATATGCTCAATGTTTCCACCCTCACCGCAGTAGATAAAGTGTTTCCAACCGTAATCAATAGAAGTATTAATCATAACTTCAAAGATAAATTCTGTTTTACCTGCACCCGGATTACCTGCAACAAATAACGGATAGCCTTTCTTTAACATCCAGTATTCGTCTATACAAGTCATGCCTGTTGATTTAAGGTCGGTTAGCCCCTTTTCGGCAAACTCCTTAATCTCGGCTAACTTGTTTTCAAGTTTATAGTATTCCATCGTGTACGCTGCTACTTGAAAATACATTAAATTTAATCTTACCTTCTTTCTCATCACGATTAGCCCACGTTCTTGCAGTTGCTATCCAGTCCTTTTTCATATTACCTTCGTTAGACCAAGCCAAAATAGCCCCGTAGTAAAAATTAAGTTTTTCTCTACCCCAATCAGGAAAGGCTGCTTTAAATTTAGGCGGGTCAAAAAATTCAGAGTTTTTAAATAAGCATAATCCAGTTACACTACCACTTACAGAAGACTTCTTAAAGTCTTTATTAAGAGTTAGGAAAGTGTTTAAATTTTCAATATCAATTCCATGTGTTTCTAAAATTTTTAATGCGCTCTCTTGCTGACGTACATTGCTTTTAGGAAAGTTTGGATATTGAAATTTTATAAATTTAGGCATCCAATAAACACCCTCTTTAAGAGTTACCAAAGAGTTACCGAAGTCTTTAACGAGAGTATCTATACCCTTTATTCCTGTCTGAAATTCAGCAAGTTTCTTATTTAGTTTTAAAACTCCTGCATGGTCGCAGCTTGTAATAAAGTAAATAAAAAATAGTTTTGCGTCTTTAGGCAACTCATTAAACCATTCG